ACGGTGGGGGGCAACGAAGTCTTGCCGACCTTGCTCAATCGACTTCGGCGCGAGATAGAGCAGGTCAGTGCAGATGGTGCCTATGACACCAAAGAGTGCCATGCGCTCTTGAAGAGGAAAGGAGCCAGGGCAACGATCGCGCCGAGGAAAAATGCCGCGTTGTGTGAGGAGGGTCATCCCCGCAACGAAGCCGTGCTGGCCCTCAAGGCTGGCGAACTGAAGGAGTGGAAACGTGCGTCTGGCTACCATCAGCGTTCAAAAGCCGAGACAGCGATGTATCGTTTCAAACAACTCATCAGCTCGAAATTGAGCCTGAGAAATTACAATGCGCAGGTCGGTGAAGCGCTGGCAGGGGTGAAGGCGATGAACAAAATGACGGTGCTTGGAATGCCAGTCAGGCAGCTGGTCAACTGAGTGGCATAAGCTGCTTGGGGAAAGGCTTCCCGGTTCTGATTTAGTCAACAACGCCCCTCCAAGGACGACACCCGCCACCTGATGGATTAAGGGGCGCGCCTTGGACGACATCGACCGCGCCAACCATCACGCCGCCCACATGCTGGCGGCCCAGATGGCCAATCAGGTGGGCAAGGGGCGTTACCAGGGGGAGAGCCTGCACCACTGCGAAGAGTGCGACGACCACATCCCGGAAGGACGCCGCCGCCACATCCCCGGGGTGCGCCTGTGCGTCCCCTGTCAGACCCGCCTTGAGCGGCTGGGTCGCTAATCAGAGCAACGGACATGAACCCTATGCCAAACAAAGACCCCACCCTCTGGGCCGCCCTGCTGGCCTGGTTGATGGACAACTGGCCCACCGTCTATGGGGCACTGCTGGCGCTGGCCATCGCCTTCCTGCGCATCACCTATGCCGGTGGGCGGGGTCGCCGCCGGCTGATCGAATCCCTGCTGTGCGGCCTAATCACCCTAGCGGCCGCCACCGGCACCCAGTTGCTCGGGATCCCACAGGAAGCCACCCCATTGCTAGGCGGCATGGTGGGACTGCTCGGGATCGACATCATCCGCGAGCGGGCCAAGTTGGTGTTCAACAAGAAGGAGGAGGGCTGATGGCTCTGCGCTGGATTAACGAGGCTCGCAAGTTCTTGGGCCTGAAAGAAATCAAAGGGTCGAAGCATGCCCAGCAGATTCTGGATATGTGGAAAGCCATCAAACGGGGCGGCATCCGTGATGACGAAACCCCGTGGTGCGCCGCCTTCGTGGGCGCTTGCCTGGAACGGGTTGGCATCCAGTCTACCCGCTTCGAGAGCGCCAAAAGCTATCTGGGATGGGGCGAAAAATTGGATCGCCCGGTGCTCGGCTGTGTGGTCGTGTTCAGCCGTGACGGCGGTGGCCATGTGGGCTTCGTGGTCGGCAAGTCACCATCTGGCAACTTGCTGGTACTGGGTGGCAACCAGGGGGATGAGGTGAATATCCGTGAATTCCCGCTGACCCGCGTCACCGGATATCGCTGGCCCATCAATGAGCCGCTGCCAGTGGGTGACCTGCCTGTTGGCACTCAGGCACAGCTGTCGATGGGTGAAGCATGAGCACACTCAAGGGGCTGTTCTCCAATGTGCTGCTGGTACTGGTGCTGGTGATGGGTGCCGCCCTGTTTCTTGGCAGCCGAATGCTGGAGAGCCGTGGCAAGGCGCTCGCCACCGCCAACGAGACCATCAGCACCCTGCAGCAAACCAACGAGCAGCAGGCCAGCCAGCTGGTAACACTACAGCGCGATACCGAAGGGATGCGCACGTTGCTGGGTACCCAGAACGCAGCCTTGGCTGATCTCGACCAACAGAACAGGAAGACAGCATATGAACTGGAACAAGCCTTGGCCACGCCACCGGAAGGCCACCCGAACTGTGCTAGTGAGCCTCTGCCTGTTGGCGCTCTGCGCCTGCTCCAGCCAGCCCACAACCGTGGTGCAAACGCAGGTCATCAAGCGTCTGCCTCCGCCGGGGCTGGTGCCAAACTGCCCGGAACCTGAATTCACGGGGGCGACCTACGGCGATGCCGTGCGGTTTATCCCCACAATGCAGACGGCCATGCGCCGCTGCCAAACCCAGATTGACACCCTTAACCAGTGGATTGAACAAGAGGAAACCACCCCATGAGCAAGCAAACCATCACCCTGACTATCGCCGGCACCGACATCCGTTTTGTGCCCACCATGGTGGCCTACAACAGTTACATCAACGGCCTGTCGATGACCGACAAGGTGGCGCCGTCCCATCAGTACCTCAAGCGCATCGTCGACGCCGACAGCAAAGAGGCGCTGGATGGCCTGCTGGCCCGCCCGGGCGCGGCCCTGCAGATCGCCGCCAAGGTCAACGAGCAGTACGCCCCCGATCTGGATATCGAAGTAAAAAACTGACCGCGCGCGCCGAGGCCATCGAGCACAACCAACTGGAGCAGGTATTGGCGCTGCGTCGCCACTACCTGCCCCATGAAGGTGACGAGCTCGACACCCTGGCTCGCGCCCTCTGGTTAGACAAGTACCACGCCCAACGCCTCGCCCATGCGGTCGCGGAGGGCATCGCCACCGCCTTCAATGGATAAATCATGGCTTCTGTCACCGAACAACTGATCATGAGGATTGCCCTGATAGATGCCGTTACCAGGCCGCTTGAGGGCATCAACAGCCAGCTGAACCGGGTGAAAGAGACCGCGCAAAGCGGCTTTGCCAATATCGCCGGCGGTGGCGCCGCCATGCTGGCCGGCACCATGGCGATCCAGAATGCACTGGGGCCAGCTCTGGAAATGGACGCGGCCCTGGCCGAAGTGGCCTCGCTCGATGTCCATGAAAAGACCCTCAAGCAGCTCTCCGACACCGCCTTGATGTTCTCCGTCAAGTACGGCGAATCGGCCAGCGCGTTTGTCAGCGCCTCCTACGATATCCAATCCGCCATCGCGGGGCTGGAGGGCAACGAACTGCCCTCCTTTGCCCGTGCCTCTGGCGTGCTGGCCAAGGCTACCAAGGCCGACACCGCCACCATCACCAACTACATGGGCACCATGTATGGCATTTTCGAGCAACAGGCCAAGAAGATGGGCAAGGCCAACTGGGTGGAGGATGTCGCCGGCAAGACCGCGCAAGCGGTGCAGATGTTTAAAACCACCGGCCAGGGCATGACCGACGCATTCAAGGGCATTGGCGCCAACGCCACCGCCGCCGGGATCTCGATGGATGAGCAGTTCGCCGTGCTCGGCCACCTGCAGGCCACCATGGGCGGCGGCGAGGCCGGTACCAAGTTCAAGTCCTTCCTGGCCGGGGTCGGCAGTGCCCAGAAAGCGCTCGGCCTCAAGTTCACCGACTCCGCGGGCAACATGCTGCCGGTGCTCGATATCCTGGACAAACTCAAGGCCCGCTATGGTGACACCCTCACCGTGGCCGGCAGCGACGAGCTGAAAAAGGCGTTTGGCTCGGACGAAGCGGTCTCGATGATCAAGCTCTTGATGAGCAACACCCAGGGCCTGGCCACCAGTATCAACGCCCTGGCCAACACCCACGGCATGGGCAAGGCCGAGCTGATGGCCGGGGCCATGGTGGACCAGTGGCAACGGGTCAAATCGGCCTGGTTCGCGATCCGAGCTGCCGCTTTCGGGGCACTGCTCCCCTCCATCAACAAGGTGGTGGGCGCCTTTGCCGATGGCGGTGACCTGGTACTGCGCTGGACCCGACTCTTTCCCAACCTCACCAAGGTGGTGGGGTCCGTCATCTTGGCCATTGCGGGCCTTAGCATCGTGACCGGTGCCTGGCTGATGCTGGCCGGCGTCGCCAAGCTGGCCACCCTGGCCACCCTGGCCTGGGCGCTGACCTTCGGCGGTCTCACCGGCCCCATCCTGCTGTTCAAGAAGGCCCTCGCCGCCCTGCGCCCGGTTATCTTCGCCGTCAACCTGGCGATGAGTCTGAACCCGGCGGTAATCATCATCGGGGCGATCCTGGCACTGGTCGCCGCCGTCGCGCTGGCCATCATCTACTGGGACGAACTGCGCGCCACCTTCGCGGTGCTGACTGACTTTGAACTGCTGAGCGCCTTCTTTGGCGGCCTGGCCGAGACCTTCGGCCCGCTCGCGTCGCAAGCACTGGCCCCCGTGGCGGATTTTTTCACCCTCATCGTGGGGCTGCTCGGTCAGGGGATCGCCTGGCTTGGCGGCTTCTTTGAACAAACCAACCAGGCCAGCGTCGGCATTGACAACGTGGCCGACGCCGGCCGCCGGATGGGGGCCATCCTTGGCGCGGTATTCGACACCCTACTCACCCCGTGGCGGGCACTGATCGCGCTCATCAAGACGGCGCTCGATGCCTCGAATCAGTTCCTGGGAACCCAGTTCGACACCGGCGCCTTGAACGTGGATGTGTTGCCCAAATGGGCGGCCTCCCCCACGGATATCACCCAGCCCGCCTCCGTGGTGAACAGTCCCTTGGCCAGCTACCGCCAGCAGGACCAGAGCAAGGTGCCATCCGGGGGCCTTGGCCAACAGTTGATCCAGGCCAACGCGGCCGCGACCACCGCCAACCAGAAGCCGGCAAAGGCCATGCACATCGGCGAGGTGCACAACCACTTTGCCAACCCGATCACCCCTGGGGAGATGGAGCAAGAAATGTGGATAACGACCAAATGAGCGAACCCAAGTACATCGATCTGCTAGTCGTGAACGGCGCCTGGCTGCTCGATGCCGGCGGCCAACCGCGCACCACCCAGGACCGCCACAGCATCGGCCAGGACATCAAGCACCGCATTATGGAATCGGGGCTGGCCCGCAAGCTCATTGGCGAACGTAGCCCGACCCTGCGCGCCGACGTGATGACCGAGATTGAATTGCTGGTCGAGAACGACGAGCGACTGGTGCCAGGCACCATCGTGATCCGTGAAGAAGCCCCCGAGCGGGTGCTGGTCACCGCCCGCACCTATGAATTCGGCGATCTGGAGGTAACCCTGTGAACCTGCGACCCAACGTGGATTTTATGGCCCTGCTGGCCGAGACCGGCATCCCGACCACCGAACAGGCCATGGAGGCCGAGCTTAAAAAAGAGGTCGAGGCCGCGGGCTCCCTTATCACCAACGACAGCGATGTGAGCCCCTTCTGGCGACTGGTGCGCGGCGTGGTGATCACCCCGGCGCTTTGGCTTGTCCGCACACTCCTGGCTGGTCATGTGCTGCCCAACACCTTTGCCGCCACCGCCACCGATGCCTATCTCGACCTCAAGGCGTGGGATGTGGACTTGACCCGCAAAGGCGACCAGAAGACCAGAGGGGTAATCAACTTCGTCAAGGTGAACCCGAGCGAAGCCACCGCCATTCCGGCCGATATCTGGATCAGCACCGAGCGCATCAACGGCACCATCTACCGGGTGAAGCCGGTACAGGCCATGGTCAGCCCAGCCGGTGAAGCGGTGGCCCGCGTGGTGTGCGAGGCCGAGTTCGCGGGCGCGGCCTGGAATCTGGCCCCGGGCTATTACCACCTGCTCAGTGAACCGGTGACCGGCATCCTCTCGGCTCGCAACGATGACAAGGAGTGGATCATTACCCCGGGCGCCGATGCCGAGAGCAACGATGCGCTGGGCCTGCGCATCAAGAACCAGTTCTCTGCAGTGGGGCGCTATCACATTGATGCCGTCTATCGCTCGATGCTGGCCAGCGTCGCGGGTATTCGCGCCGATCATATCTTCTTCGAGCACGATGCCCCGCGCGGGCCAGGTACCGCCAATGCCTACATCCTGCTGGAAGTAGGGACCACACCGGCCAGCCTCATCAGCAAGCTTAACGACTACGTGACCAACCAGGGTAACCACGGCCACGGCGATGATCTGCAGGTGATGGCGATTCCGGAAACCGAGCACAGCTTGCATCTGGAGCTGTGGCCCGTCGATAACCTTGGCGAGCCCCAGCGGGCCGTCCTGGTCGCGGGGGTCAGGCAGCTGGTCAATGCGGCGTTCCGGCTGTCGGCTGACTATCCGACCGTGACTCGCACATGGCCGCAGTCCCGTTTCTCCTTAAGCCAGCTGGGCCGTGAGCTACATCAGGCATTCCCCGAGATCAGGAGCCTGCACTTCACCGAGCTGGATATCCTCTCAGGGCTCGCCATCCCGCGTCTCTCGGGGCTGGAGGTGACGCTCCATGAATAAAACCACCGGCATCGACCATCTGAGCGCCGCGCCCCAGCTGCCGGATAGCTCCGCCCCGTGGTGGGAAGATGGCAAGAGCATCGCAGACGGTGTGCAGGAGCCCGCCTTTTTGGCCCGCGGCATCATGGCCCTGTGGCGCCGCCTGCGCGGCTGGCTGGTGCAGCCGCTGGCGCAACAAGACCCGCTGACCTGCTCCGAGTCCCTGCTGGCACTGCTCGCCTGGGAGCGGGATATCACGCGCTTCAAGGGTGAACCGCTCGACCTGTTTCGCAAGCGGGTGAAGTTCGCCTTCATCAACGCCAGAGACGCGGGCGGCACCGCTGGCTTTGTCGATATCTTTGGCCGGTTCGATATCACCCTGCGCGCCCAGATGGAGCGCATCGACGGCATGGACTGGGACATCATCCTGCTGTTGCTCGATGAGCACAGCGACCAACTGACGGAGCGGCTGGCCCACGAGCTGGTGAAGCAGTACCGCCGCACCTGTCGCCGCTATGACGTGGGCGTGACCGCGTTCACCGACCAGCAACAGTTGGGCTGCGCCGAGTTTTCGGCCAGCTATCAAACCATCACCGCATCAACGGATGTCGAACTGGCCGGTTCGGTCTGGGGGCATTGCGTGAGAGCGGCCCAGCCGATCTCTGCCAGCTATGTAACTACGGAGGCTAAATGGCCGAAATCCTGAATCGGGGGATGATGCTCATCACCCAGAATCTCGCCCTGAACGTGGCCACCCACATCGACAAGATGGTGCTGGCCTACAAGCCGGGGTTGAACTACACCGACCCGGTGAATCCGGATGAACCGGATCCCGCACCGGGGGAAATCAAATATCGGGGACCGGTCACCAAGGCCGCCGCGATCTCGCCGGACAAGGTGGTCTATTCCCTGCTGCTGGAACCGACCGTGGGGCCGTTTACGTTCAACTGGATGGGGCTGGAAGCCAGCGACGGCACCCTGGTCGCGGTTTCCTATCTGCCTGATACGGTCAAGGTGGCCAAGGATGCCAACCAGCCAGGGGATACCCTGATCCGCAACTTCATTCTGGCCTTCGCCCGCGCCAGCGCCGCGCTGGATGTGACCATCACGCCGGAAACATGGCAGTTTGATTTCACCGACTACATACAGGCTGAAATTGCCAAGATGTGGCTCACCACCCCTGTGAACGGGCCACTTGATATTTTGCGTGGTGGTCATTATCGATTCATGGCTCCTGCAGTGGTTACGCTTGCCGACTCAATCCCTAATGACTCTGTTGTCTGCTGCATGGTTGACCATTGTGTGGATCTGACTGTTTCAGCGTGTACCGTGACACATAGCACTCCTATTTCCACACCAAAGGGAGAAGACACCCATATCAATATCATTGAGGCAGGGCGAGAGTTTCAGTTTGTAAAAATTAATGGTCACTGGAGGGTTTCATGATCGAGATGGGAGGGAAAAAAAGCACACGCCGAGTTCAGCGCGGTGTTGTATCTGTAGGTGTGGGGGAATCGGTATCTGTTCGAATCCCCAAGATCAACCCTGAAACATCAATCCTGCATGTAAAACCGCAGGGCGCAATTTTCGTTAGGGACACTTCATATCCTTGGGCATCTCTGCACATCGGTACCGGATACATAAAGGATGCTCAAACGCTCACCTTTGTGGGCGCCACATCTACGTCAACATATGGCGTCCGCACGAATGTTTATTGGGAATTGGAGGAGTGGGTATGATTCATCGTTATGCCGTGATGTCAGGCAACACTGTCGTCGGTATCTCTCAATACACAGCCAGCGTGGACAATCCACGCCTGATCGAAATTCATGGGGCTGATGTGTCTATCGGGGATCTGTATAACGGTTCCGAGTTTTACAGCCCTGACCAGGACGAGACAGCAGAGTGAGTTGGTACTGTTCTCCCTTGCACTGGCCAGCATCTGCTGACGCTCTCCATGGGGCCGCAAACGGGGTGACAAGCCAGATCCCTGGCGCTCAATCAGTGGCTGTAAACCGCCTGCAAGGGCTGGCTGGGCGGGCTCAGTACCGGCCCCCCCCACTCAGCGAGGCCGCCGCGCTGGCGGGGTTACGGGGGGAGCTGGACAGGCTGCTGGTCACCGGACGCTGCCTGACCGTGACCCCGTATCAGCATGGGGTGGGCCAGCTCCAAGGTAACCAGTACAGCCTCGCCGCCCCCAATGCGGTAGCCACCCTTGCAGCCAAGCTGCAGGACGGAGCCGATCCCCTGCTACCAACTGGCCAGCTGCACGCCATCGCCTGGCTGGTCACTGGCAACAGCGAGATCGCGCTGGCCGATACCTTGACGCCGCTTTGCGCCATCCTGCCGCTGCCGGAGTGGTGCGCCGCCCTGCGCCGCCTCACCGCCAACAACGACACCATGAGCCAGCCCACCGCCGCCAAGGTGCCACGCTGGAAAGCAGACGAGCCGCTAAGTTGGGATCCGCTGCGCCCTGCCCGCATGGCGCTGGGGGCAGAACTCGCCCAGCTGGAGAGTCTGGCGCAAGGCGGTATCACCCCGATCGCCAAGCTGGCCACACTGGCGGCACGGCGCGAGGAACGACTGGCAGAGATGGCGCAAGCACTCAACCAACTGGCCACCATCAGCGGCCAACTGTGGCACTGGCAGGGCCAGGGCGAGGCCGCCAGCCTTGCCGCCCAGCTGGGCCAGAGCAGCCCGCCAGACCATAGCCACAATATGACGGTCGGCGCCCTGCTACTTTCCCCTTCCCCGCTCACCTTCTGGCAGGAGTTAACCCGATGAGCCGAACCGCCATGCTTACCCTGGACGGTGAGCCCATTGTGATGAAGTCAATGCGGGTCTCCGCATCGATGCAGTTTCAGGACAAGGACAACAGCGGCCAGACCAGCTCGACAAGCAGCTCGGAGCAGGGCGAGAAGGCCAAGGAGCTCGATGTCTCCGGCCTGATCCCGTTCAAGGATGAGCAGATGCTGAGCCGGCTGTTTGAACTGGCCAGCGCCAAGGGGGATGGCGGTCAGCGTCATATTTACCGGGTCGGTTCGCTGTTGGCCAAGTCGGTCAAGGTGCGCCAGGCCAAGTTCGCCGGGCGTATCACCGCCAGCGAACAGGAGGGGCTGCTGGCGTGGCAAGTGCAGTTCACCCTGCGCGAACACAACTCGGTGCCCGAGAAGCGGGAACAACGCCTACCAAAAACGACTGCCTCTGTCGGAAAAGGGACCAGTAACACCACCGCAGTAAAGGGCAACGACGCACCGGAACAAGACAAACTGAACCGCTTTGAACAAGGCCTTAAATGGGTTGATGGCAAGGTAGGAGATATTTTAGCGTGAAACTGTCCACTCGCCTGACCCTGGCGGGTCAACCTGTCCACCTGGTCGACCATGATATGGTGCTGGACCTCAACGCCGGCGGCCGTGCCGCTCTCACCATCGAAGGCCAGGCCGAGAAGGGGCAAACCCTGACCGTGGACACCGGCTATAACAACCAGTTGCACCGCTGGTTCACCGGTTACGTGTATGACGTGCAGCCCGCCACCAATGGAAACAACAAGCTACTCTGCCGTGAGCTGGCTGGGATACTGGGCAGCCGATTTCCAGTCAGCCTCCAACATGCCACCCTGCGCCGCCTGCTAGCCTGGTTGACTGACCAGACTAGCCTTACTTTCCTGTTACCTGATGGGGCTGACTATACCGACCAGCCTATCCCCAACTTCACCAGCGCCGGTTCCGGCTATCAGCTGCTCGATCATGCCGGACGTGCCTTCTCGGTCCCCGACTTCATTTGGCATCAACAACCCGATGGCACCATCTTCGTGGGCAGCCACGCCCATAGCCGCTGGCCTGAGCGTGCAGTAGCACTGGATCCGGCGTTTTCGAGCCATCAAGCGGGCAACACGCTGACCACGGCGCCGATCCCGACCATGCGCCCAGGCGCTATCGTCAACGGCAAGCGAGTGGAGCGGGTGCGCCTTAAGGGCGACCAGATGACCCTGACCACGGCAACGCCTGGCAAACCGGTGAAAACCCCGGAGCGGCGCAAGATAGAGGGGGAGTTCCCGGAGCTCGCCGACAACATGCACCTGCCAAAATTCGGACGGGTCGAGGCCATCAGCGACCAGGCCAGCGCCGGCCAGCTCAATGACCCATTCCGCCCCCGCTATGCGGTGGACGTGCAGCTGCTGGGTGAAGATGGCCAGCCGGACCAGGCCGCCCCGCTCTATCGGGCGGTGCCGCTGCCGGTGATGTTCGGCGGGCCTGAGCAGGGGCTGATGCAATTCCCCATCGAGGGGACGCTGGTTGAACTGGGGTTTGCCTTCGGCCGGGCTGACCGGCCGTTCATCCGCACCGTGCTCGGCAGTGGCTGGCCCCTGCCGGACATCGCCCCGGGCGAGCAGCTACAGCAGCAACGGGCCGAGGTGGCCAGCCGCATCGATACCGTGGGCAACCTCTCCCGCCACACCGACCGGCGCCTGCACGACCGCGCCCTGCAGACGCACCACCAGAGTGACGATTACCTGGGAGAGCATGGCCAGCACCGGCTGCAGATAGCCCAGCACAGCATCGAGGAGGTGGGCGGGCTCAAGCTCATCGAGGCGCTCGGTGCCATCGAGCTGCTGGCCGGCGATGACCTGACCCTGGGTTGTCTGAGTAACCTAAGCCAGACCACGGCCGGGGATCTGGTCGAGGTCGTGGGCCAACTGCGGCGCAGCGTGACTGCCGAACTGCAGCACTTCGAGGCGCCCCGTTCGTGGATGGGCACGGACAGCGTGAACATCTTCCGGCTGCTGCTGCAGCTGATGAACGTGGTGGAACAGCTGGCCGCCACCACGGCCAGCCACACCCACCCTGGCAGCCTGCCACCCGGTCAGGCGAACACCTTTAGCAGCCAGAGTAAACAGGCCGGCCAGTTGGCCGCCAGCCTTTCCCCCATCATCGAATAGGGATGCGCCCATGATCTCGCTGACTCTGAATCAAAGCACTATGCGCCACCTACTGGAGCGCCTGGACGCTGCCTCTCTGCCGCCGGCGAAACGCCGGCGCATCACCCAGCAGATAGGCCGCGAAGTGGCCAAGGTGAGCCGCCAGCGCATCCGGGCCGGCAAAGCACCTGATGGCACAAAGTGGGCACCCACCAAGAGCAAACGCAAGCACAAGCGGCTCACGGGCCTCTCCAAGCGCCTGCGCTCTCGTGGTACCGAGGATGCGGCCATCATCGACTTTGACTCCCGCTTTGCGGGGATGATCGCCAACCAGAACCACCAGGGGATGTCACAGCCATTCACGGCAGCGCCGCCCAAGCCAGCACAACCGAGGAAGTCAGAGCGAGGCAAGAAGCAGGAACCGTTCAAGCCTACGGATAGCCCTTGTACCCGAAGCCAGGCGCAGCGCCTGCGTGCGCTGGGATACAAGGTGCTGTCAGACCGGGGCGCTCGCCGCCGCTACCGCAAGCCCTCCCTCAAGTGGATACGGGAACATGTCAGTGTTACCCGGGCTGCCATCCTGATCAGGACCACTACTGGAGAGACCAGGAAGCACCGCTGGACGGTAGAGACCCCCGCCCGCCCCATGCTCCCCCAGGCCAACAACGACGAACTGCTGGCCATTGCCGCCAAGGCATTCCAGAAGATGGGATGGGGCGCCGGCCAGTAACCCGCCGACTATCACCCCGCACACAACAGCGACGCACCAGCGTCGCTTTTTTGTGGCCAGCCCCCTGCCCTGCAGCCCAGTGGCGACGGAGGAAACGCGCTGCTCACGGAATCCGCACTCCTCCCCCCCCACCTTCGGGCTAAAAATGTGGCATTTTTTGCACAAATAAAATGGTGCAAATCAATCGTCTAACCCGCGCCGTGGCTGGGTTCTTGGGGGGAATTCAGAATTTCACAAAACGTCATTCGATGATCGTTTTGGGGTGGCTTGATCACACCAACAAGGCGGTGCGAAAAGCGTAAGTGATTGATGGTAAAAGGATTCCGGTTACTTTCCGTGAGGATCTGAGTTGGTGCTGTGGATCTGGTTCGACCACGAGGAAAAAAACGGTAAGCCTTATGGCGCAAGGCTTGGTGGGAAGTTTTAGCAAGGATCAAGAATTTCAAAAGTGAAGGGGAAAGATCTTGTTTGAAGGGAGGAACACTAGGCACAAGCAGACAAAAATTTTCCACTATGCTAATGGGGAATCTGGCCACACCGTTGCCCCACCGTGGACAAAAAGTGGATCAAAAAAAACAAAAGCCATAAAAAACAACATATTATAGATACAAAAAAGGAGGCCGAAGCCTCCTTTTGTCTCTCCTGGCCGACGC